GCCGGCGAAGAACTTCAGGTCGTCAATCTCGTCTTCCCGGCTCTCGCTGTAGGCCGAAATTGCCTGATTCAGCCGGGTGCGGGCAGTAGCCAAAACGTCCGATTCGGACTTGTTTTTGCCCCCGCCGCCGTTGGCGACGGCTGCTGCGGCGGTGATTCCCGTGTAATCGGCCATTACGCCCCCATCCAACTCGCCGACATTTGGCTTCTGTCGCGCATTGTAAGCGTTCTGGGGCGGTCCACGCGCTCTCTGGAGGCCACAGGAAAGGCGAACGTGACCGCCAGCGCGTCAGCAGCGTCGGGTGAGGCCAATCCCCGCGATTTCATGTCCTTTTTCGACTCCAGATAGATCGTTCCGCTGCTGTCAGGCTTGGTTTTCGGTCCCGTCAGGTCCGTTTTAAGCTGCCGGTCCTCTTTGATGGCCGCGGTGCGCAACCAGTCGCGCATCGCGCCCCACATTTCGGCCCGTTTGTTGCCCCACATGACCTGGTTCTTGGCTTTCCAGCCAAAATTGACGCCGCGCACCTTATAACGCTGCTCGTTCAACCTGTCAAGGATGCCGTACCCCAGCCCGCCCTCGTCCAGCACCACCAGCGTGGGCTTGAAGTCCTCAATCGCCTCAATGACGTGCCCCACCACCGTCATGGTGTCGTCGCCGCGGTAGCGCCGGATCTCCAGTATGTCGCGCCCTTGCCTGACCACGATGACGGTTGAGTCCGACCCGCTGCGCGCCGGGTCCACGCCGATCACGATGGGTGCTCCGGGGTCTTTGTACTTGGCGCGCTTGAACGCCTCATCGACCAGCCTTGGCGCGATGAACTGCTCATCCCCCGTTGACGGGAACTCGCCGTAGACCTCAATGCGGGCCTGCGGGCTGTCCTCGCCGTACTCCTCGATGATCTGCTCGTAGACGCTCTTGTCCGTGTCTTCGACCGTGCGCGCATCAATCTGCCGCGTGTTCCAGAACGCCCGCTTGGCGTTGAAGCATTCGTAGAAGTACCCTTGGTTGCGCCGCGGGTTGCTGAACGCCAGCCAGAACCTGTGCGGCGTGTTCTCTGTGAAGAAGCCCTGCGCCACGTCCCAGATCGTGTCCGGTATGCCGCTGGCCTCGTCAAAGATCAGCAGCACGCCGTCTGAGTTGTGCAGGCCGGCGTAGGCGTCAGGGTTCTCCTCCGACCACAGCCGCCCCTCCGCGCCCCAGTACCGCGTGCCCTTGCGCAGGTCGCGCTCGACGATCTCGCTCAGCCATTTGGCCGGCGTGATCCGTGTGGCGCTGATCTCCCACCAGTGGCTGTTGATCAACATCGCCAGCCACTTCGTGATCTCGGCCCATGTGATGCTGCGGAGCTGCGCCTCGCTGTTGGCCGACACGATGACGCTGGCGCCGATGCGCGTGGTCAGCATCCACACCACCAGCCAACTCACCAGCGCCGACTTGCCGATGCCCCGCCCCGACGCCGTGGCCATGCGCAGCACCTGGTACGCATCTATCGACCCGTTCTTGGCGATGTGGTCGCGGATGTCGCGCAGCACCTGACGCTGCCATCCCCGCGGCCCCTTGTGCTTGGCCAGCGGCGTGCCGTTCTCGCCCCACGGGAACGCGAACAGGACGAACTTCTCAGGGTCGTTCGCTATCGCCGGACTCCAGAGCCTGGCCATCAAGCCTTGCTCTTGGTCCGCCGAAAACCGGGGCTCTTGCATCCGTCACCTCATGTACGAGTTCCAGCACCCGCGACTGCGCTTGCTCAAGCGCCGCCGTGATGCTGATCTGCTGCGCCACGTCGATCTGTACCTGCTGCTTGGCCACCCAACCGTGAGCGTGCTTCAGTATCTCAAGCGCCGCCTTGGAGTCGCCGTTCATCGCCGCCTCATGCAACACCGTGGACATGGCGATCTCGCCATCCGCGCGGCCCTTTTGCTCGGCCAACTCTGCAATCGGGTCCAGTTCGCGCAAGCGCCGGTACTCGCTCGGCAACAGCCCAGCCGCCAGCGCCAGGTTGTCGCCCTTCAAACCCAGTTTCGCTGCGTCATACACGCGGTTCAGCACGGCCTCCGTAGCCTTGACTTCGCGGATGGTCAGCGGGAGCGACTTGAACATGGCGGTCTGAGTATAGCGTAAGCCTTTTCCGTTTGTGTTTGCAAAAATAATTTTTGCTTGTGCCTCCAAAAAATAAAAATTGTTTGCGGCCCCTTCGTTTTTGACCGCTCAGGTCGCCGGCCCTCCCCCTCCCCCCGTCTGGCGCCTGGCCGCACGCCGTCTGGCGCCTGGCCGCACGCCGTCTGCAGTCTGCTAGGTCATTAGGTCATGCCTATCGAGGCCGCTGCCCGGGGCAGCATGGCATCTTGGCGATAGGCAACCTATGCCATGCCATGCCATGCGCCTATGTGGCCTTAGGGGCGCGAAGCTGCGCGCCGGTGGTCTTGAGGGTCAAAAAGCTTATAGGTCATGGTAGGCGCTCTGGGCATAGCATATCGGGGTCGCGCCGGACGCGTGCGCCGCCATGCCCATATATCAGTATATGCTTATATACTTATATATCTTCTTTTGATTGACAGTCAATCATCCAATAGCCTAGAAAGCATATCCCCCTAGAAGATGAGTCGCGCTGAGGCGCCTAGATCATGGGCTAGCGGCAAGGCTAAGATGGCGGCGCTGCAGCGCCTATTCCCCTTGCCCCAACTTAGGTAACGCCATTCCCTGACAATCATCATACGATTGGCAAAGCCCCTACACTTTACTGGGTGAACGACAATCCCGTACATTAACACCTGCCGCGCGATTTCCGCGCGTAACCTAGGTGACCTAACATGAACAAGTCGGAACAACGCGAAGTCTCCCGCATCATCAACTACTCCGCGCACCTGGGCGCAGACTACGCCGCGCGCGCACTGTCGGCTCTCTATCGCGCCAGCATGCGCAACAAGGCTAAGACCGAAATGTTGTCTCTCGCCATCGCCTACGGGTGGAACAAGTCACCCGAGTTCATCATCTAACGTCAACCCGCGCGCCCTACGGGGCGCGCATCATCGGAGCACTACACCGTGAAAACCTACATCGTCTTTCGTGCCGGACACGGGCAGTACATCGTGCAAGCCGAAACCCTCGTGCGCGCGATCCAGTCCGTACTCATGCGCGCCGACGGCTTCGCCCGTGACTGGACTGCGCACGACCTGAGCACGTACCCGCAGCATCTGCAAGCCCGACTGCGCAGTGAGTCCACCATCATTGGAGCCTGACACCATGCGCACCCGCGACATCATCTTCGCTTGCGCCTATGGCGCCACCCTCGGGCTTTTGCTCGCTGCTTTCATCTAACGGAGAACTACACCATGTCCCCTAAAGCAATCTTTCGCATGGCCAAGCCCTTCAAGTCCGTTATCGGCGCGCATGTGCCCTTGATCGGCAATTCCAACGTCACGCACGACGACTACCAGCGCGCGCGCGCCGAAAGTGACGCGGCAGTCCAGCGCGCCAAGTACTTGATCCAACACCTTGCAAACCGCCACGATGCGGTTCTGTTTGCGCGCGCCGTGGGCATGCCCGGCTATATCAATATGCGTTGACTCATCCGCCTAGGCGCCCCCAACGGGCGCCTATGGGATGCGCCACGCATCGCACAGTCCAATCCAATCAACTGAGGTACATCATGAACGCAACTACTCTTGACCTGACCGCTGACATCATCGACGTGCGCGACATCATCGCCCGCGTTGAAGAACTGGAATCTGACATTGAAGACATGACAGAAACCGAGCATACCGGCCACCAACCGACGGCAGATGCACTCACCGAAGAACTGACCGCCCTTCGGGCTTTGCTGGAAGAACTGGCCGGCTCCGGCGGGGATGAGCAATGGCGCGGCGACTGGTATCCCGTCACGCTGATTCGTGATTCTTATTTTGTGGACTACGCGACTGAGCTGTGCCATGACATCGGCGACATCAGGACGCAAGACCTGCCCAGCTACATTGAGATTGATTGGGAGGCCACCGCGCGCAATATCCGCATGGACTACAGCGCCACCGAAATCGACGGCGTGACTTACTGGTATCGCTGAGGCGCGCACCATGTCCCGCAGCAACCCAATGCACCACGCCACGCCGCCCCGCCCCCGCCCGTGGCCCTTCCCCGTCACACTACCGGCCCCCGGCCACGCCCCGGACCCTAAGCCCGTGCGCGCGCCAGTGCCCTATCCCGTCAACGCGCCAGCGGCGCCCTTCTGAGGAGATCACAACATGAACCCGATCATGATCCCCTGTCTCGACCCTGACCGGCCCCTGAACGCCGAGGAATTGGAAGAGGAACGCCGAGAGGGCTACCCTGCCGGCCAGCTTGCCCGCTTGCGCGAGTATGCGGAACGCATAGAGCTTGCAGAAACCCGCGAGGAATTGGGCAAGATATATGAAGACATCGTAGGCTATGACCTATTCAAGGAGGAGCCAGACGCCACCGAGGAATACTTGCGCGATATGTGCGAGGGCTTCCTGCGCGAGGAGTGCGATTCACTGGGTATTGACTGCGATGATGTATTCAACCCTTGCGTGACGGACGACACCCGCTCCTACGGCCCACGGGGGCGCCCGTGAGAGTATTAGTCGCATGTGAGTATTCCGGCACGGTCAGGGACGCATTCCGCGCCCGTGGGCATGATGCCGTGTCGTGTGACCTCCTGCCGACTGATGCCCCCGGCCCACACTATCAAGGCCCCGTGCAGGACATCATCAGCGAGAGATGGGATTTGATGATCGCTCACCCGCCCTGCACCTATCTGTCGGTCAGCGGGATGCACTGGACGACACGGGGCCTACGCGACCCGCAACTGACCGAGGATGCGCTGGAGTTCGTTCGCATGCTGATGTGCGCGCCAGTGCCACGCATTGCGATAGAGAACCCGGTATCGGTCATCAGCACTCGCATTCGCAAGCCCGACCAAATCATCACACCGTCGCAATTCGGGCATGACGCCAGCAAGAAAACCTGTCTCTGGCTGAAGGGGCTTCCCTTGCTGCGGCCTACGCAACTGGTCGAGCCGCGCATCATCGGCGGGCGCAAACGCTGGGGAAACCAGACCGATAGCGGGCAGAACCGCCTGAGCCCCTCGCCTGACCGATGGAAGATCAGGAGCGCCACATATCCCGGCATCGCCGCTGCAATGGCTGACCAATGGGGGTCACTGTGATCTGGGCCGGCCTAGCCCTGCTATTGGCCGCTGGACTGATCATCATCCTTGATCTATAGTCGGGCCTGCCAATTTCTCCTGACGCCCCTCCCGGGGTCTTCAAGCCCGCCCGGCCACAAGCCGGACGGGCTTTTCTTTCACCCCTTCACCCGCGCAATGATGTCAGCCGCGCTAGGCTCTGGCAGATCCACTAAGCGGCGCGCCTCGCTCTTGCTTCCCGTCCAATCAGGCGCGCGGAACACATGCTTTTTCGTCGGGTGGTCCGTACTGTAAACCCGGCCCATGTCTTCCCATCCGGCCTCACGGAACGCATGCAGCAGGGCCGGCACTACCAGCTTAATATGGGCCGGCGCGCGGGCCTGCAAGCCCTCCAGAAACCCCTGCCACGGGCCGCCAACGACCCCACGGGCGAACATGCCGATACGGTGCGTCATTTGCTCCACCAGCCACGCCTCAGAGCCCGAGAGCCCGGCCTGCAGCATGATGGCCTTGGCCTCCGTCATGGGCGGCGCGGCGCCAGGCTGGAACGTAGACACGTCACGGGCATGCAGCCACGCGGCCACCGACGCCAGGCCACCACCCGCGTACCAGGCCCACAGGCGCGCCGCAACGTCGGGGGGCATAATTTCGGCCTCGGACCACAGGACGAACCAGCGCCGATCATCGCTAGGCAGCGAGATGGCGGCGCGCTCGTTGGAAAACGCCAGCACCAGCAGCCTGTTCGCGGCGTCGTAAGGGTGCAGGCCCTTACGCTGGATTGAGATCAACTCGGGCGGCGCGGCAAGCAGGGGCTTCAGGCGATTCTCCAGCGCGCGACGGTCGGACGCCTCGGGCTGGCGCAGTTCGTTGAGCACCAGCACTTCGGACTCGAAAGCATACCCCCACTGGGAATTGATCTCCTCGTTTCTGACGGTCGCAACGTTCGTCTTCCCCTCGCCGCCCACCGCCCACAGGAACGGCGCCCAAAGCGAGTCCTTGCCACTGCCAGGCCGGCCGGCATGCAGCACGCCGTGGTTAACCTTGATGCTGGGATGCTGAACCTTGAACGCCATGATGTTCAGGACATGCTCACGCTCGGCCGCGTCAGGGATCATCCGTTCGGCATGCTCAAGCCACGGGCGCACGCCGGCGTCCGATGCCCCGCCAGTAGCCACCGGGCGCCCATCGCGCCACTTGTTGCCGTACACGCCACCGGCCCGGGCCACCAGCACGTCATCGCCCGCGCTGTAGGCGATACCGTCCAGCACACGCCCACCCTTGGTTTGCCGGTGCTCGTCGAAGCAGATCGACGCCTCGATCTTGGGGTTCTTGCCGTGGATCGACCTGCAACTAACGTGCCGGAACAGGGCGTTGAAGTTCGTCCGCGTGAACTGGCGCCGCTCGCGCATGTCAAAGTAAGCATCATCTGACACGACGTACGCGAAACGGTGCCACCAGTCGGCCTTGTCGGTGCGCGCGGCCTCGGCGCGGTCCACCTCGGCCATCACCTCAGCCACCGCACCGGCCAGCTCGGGCGTGGGGGTCAGCCGTCCGATGGTCTGCAGCATCGCCTGCTGAAGCAGTTCGTCCCGCAGGCCAGGCGTGTGCTTCGGCCCGCCCCGCTCGGCCACCCACTCAAGGAACCAAGCGCTGTCCAGATCAATGCAGTGCGAGTGCAAACAGCAGAACGCCCGCCCGCTGGGCAAATAACGGCCCTCGGGGTTGCCGTCCGTATGCGCCTCGGCGTTGGGGCAGACGACCCCCATCCAGCCCTCGGTGTTCGGCCTACTGAGCACCAGCCCCTGCTCGGACATCCAAGTGGCTACATCATCAGCCCCGTCGTCGGACAGGCGCACCGGGCGCGGCCCCAACGACTCCACCACCTCGGGCGTGACGCCCAGGCCGGCGCAGACCTCGGCCAGCGTGTACTCGCGCGAGCGGTCCCACTCCACCAAGCGCGAGACGAACGAGTCCTTGCCGGGCTTGAAGTTGACCGAGCCAGGCAGTCTGAAGTTGCGCACCGGGTTGCAGGCCCCGGCGTCGGTGTAGCCTGCCGCAGCGATGGCGTTGATGGCCCCGGCGAACTCCAGCTTAGTCGGCTGGTCGCTGAAGACGTAGCCCCATTGGAAGTTCCCCGCTGACGTCTCCATGATCCACGTCGGGGCCAGCGGGGGTGTCTTGCTCTTGGTGCCGATGTCATCCAGCATCATCACCAGCACAAACTCGCAGTTCGCCGCGCCTGCGCTGGGCTTGCCCTCAATGAAGCGGTCGACGATGAAGCTGGCCGTATTGCCGAACCACGCCTCGCCATCCTTGATCCGCCGCGTGGGCAGGTACGCCGGCCAAGACGCCTTGATAGCGCCGTTGGCGTGGAACTGCATCTCCCCGTTCACCAGGCGCGGCGTCTGCCGCACGATGAGCGCCGTCTCGCCAGCAGGCGCGAGCGCGGCGAGGTACTCGATGAATTCTTGTGATGTCATTTGCCAGTTCTCCTACTTCCCGTAAACGGTCATTGTTTTGATGCCGATGCCCAGCGGTAGACCCGCCGCCCATGCTGGCGGGTTGGTCATCACCCGCTTCATCAGTTCGGTTGTTCGCGCAGGCTCGCTCGTCTCGCAGACGATTTCGTCGTGGACGTGCAAGACCACATCCTCGCCCTCGCGCTCAAGTTCACGCAGCGCATATCGCAGGATGTCGTGCGCCGCGGCTTGCGTGACGTTCTCGCACGCCAGACCCGGCCATAAGCGCGCGCGAGGCCACTCCTTGGCATCAGCGGCGGGTTTCCATGAGGCTTTGGCGTAGCTGATGCCATCCGCGTCAAGTCGTGCGTGGGGGTAGCACAGTATGCGCCCAGACGGCAGCGCGTACCAGAGGTGAGCCCCATCGAACAAGTAGGATACCCGCCCTGCCGGCACCGCCTGACCCTTACGCCGCATCGCGCCCATGTAGGCCCGCTCAAGGTCCGACCAGAACAGCGGCGCCCACGGGTTCGCCTTGCGCCAAGCGTTGACCATTCGCTTGGCCTCATGCTCTGGCAGGTTCACGTTGTACACGCGCCCCATCGCGGCAAACGCGCCCACGCCGCCTCCGAACCCGCAGGCGAGTTCCTGCACCTTGCCGATCTGGCGCTGCCCGGTGGCCGCAGCGTCCTCGGCCTCGTAGCCGGCCAGGATGGCGTCGTACGAGGTGCTGAACGTAGCGGCAGCGTTGACGATGTAGGCGTCCAGCCCGCGACGGAACGCCTCCAGCTTGGCGTCGCCCGCAGGCGTAGCGGTCAGCCACGGGTTCACGCGGCCTTCGATGGCCGACCAGTCAGCGACGACGAACTGTTTACCCGCTGCCGGGATCAGCGCCGGACGCAGCATCCCCTTCAGGACGTCCGTCACCCGCTTGCCGAACGCAGGAACGATCTGATGCCCGCGGCACATCGCATGACGGACGGCCTGCGGATCTTTGGCGACCTTGCGGGCGAAATTGTGGACCTGCAGCCCATACGAACTGGCCCGGCCTGTGGCAGCACCGCCAGCGAACACGAACGCGCCGCGCACACGGTGATCTTCGACATCCGCAAGCGCGGCCATACGGACGAATTTGGCGACCGACGAGGCCCAGAGGTCGTCTGCGCACTGGATGACGGTCGCCGCGTCAGGGGGTACTTCATCAGGGTTCTCCTCTGCTAGGATCAGCAGCGCGGCACGAACGGTTTTGTCGATCGACTGCTTTTCTTCGCCGTCTTTGTGAACCGTCATCAAACGGCGCGCCTCGGGGCCGACCCGGCTCCACACCCACTCGCGCATCCGGGGCGAGCGCACCGACGTGATCTCGCCGTCCGTCACCTCGCGCACCTCCTGCTGGATCGCGTCGAGTTCCTCCACAGCGTAGGTCTGCGCGGCCTTGGCGAGGTCTACGTCCACCAGCACGCCGCGGTCGTTGATGCGCTCGTTTGCCCAGTAGTCGGACAACTCCTCGGCAGACAGCGGACGCAGGGCCTTGCTGATGGCCCGCATCGCACGGACGTCCTGAGCGCAGTAGTCGGTTAGGTCGGCCAGGTCTTGGGGCGTGTGCTTGAACGGCGGGATGCAGCACTTGCGCACCAGCGCAGCGCCCTTGTGATCCTTGCGCATACTGGCGCCGGCAAACCGACCGACGTCCTCCAGCGAGCCAGGCGCGCAGTTGGCACGGGCCTGCGCTGCGGTGCAGTAGAACTGCTCCAGCTTGGGCACGGGCGCGCCGTGGTCCGGCCCCAGCACATACGTCCAGATCAGCCGCTCAAAGGCTGCGTTGTGGGCGCGGATCTGTACACCAGAAAGAATTGCCGTCAAAACTTTCTGTGGAAACGGCTGGTCTGGTGTCCAGACCTGCACCTCATCATCGTCATGCGCATACGCCATGCACAGCACTTCTGTGCTGGCGTCCTGCGCGTAGTTGTAAGCCCCTGCCACCGTGAGGTCGCAGGCGCTGCGGGTTTCGAAGTCAATCCAGATCATTGCATGTAGGCCCGGATGACGGCTTCCGCGACTTGCGGGACGATGGCATTGCCGTAGGCGCGCAGGCGTCCCACTCGGGCGGTAGCCCCATGAGCCAGCGGGAATGTGCCGGGTTCAACTGGCCTCCACTTTCCATCCCGGCAGTGGAGCCAGTCAGCATCTCGCCAGTGGCCGTTAGTCGGGCCGGCTGCGGGTTGCTGCGCAACATCTCGGCCATCGTCGCAACTGTTGCGCCGCGCCCCTGCCCCTTCCAACTGCTGCCGTTCTCCGCTATCTCGTCGAAGTTCGTTTGCGGCCTTTCGCTGGCTCTCGGCGTCGGCCAGCCCGTCAGCCATGCCGTGCGGCCCAGCAGCGCATTCGTCGGCACGTTGTCGCACTGCGAACCGTCCTTCCAATCGCGCGTCGTCGGCGTCGGCCGCCCAGTAGAGCCGCTGTCGGATGTGGGGGGCGCCGACGCCCGCAGCGCAGATATCGACCGCTGCGCTGGCGTAATCCGCGCCTTCCAAGTCAGCTTGTACAAGGTCGAGCCACTCAAGGCCGTCGCGGCTTGCAACCTGCTCGCCAAAGACAACTGGAGGGCGGCGCTGCGCGATGAGACGGAACAGGTGCGGCCAGAGGTGGCGCTCGTCACTGAAACCGTCTCGCTTGCCTGCGGCGCTGAAAGGCTGGCAAGGGCAGGAGCCTGTCCAGACAGGCCGGTCGTCGGGCCATCCGGCGCGGCGCAGGGCGAGGCTCCAGACGCCGATACCGGCGAAGAAATGACACTGCGTGAAATCTGCGAGGTCCGCAGAATCCACGTCGCAAATAGACCGCTCATCAACCACCCCCGACGCGATGTGACCCGCTGCAATCAGATTGCGCAGCCACTGCGCCGCATAGGGGTCGATCTCGTTGTAATAGACCATAGCAAAAAGCCGGAGCCTTTCGGCCCCGGCCCCCTCTCTTGGTTAGGCCGCGCGACGACGACGGCCAGTAGGTGCCGGCTCGGCGGCGGGCGCCTCGGCAGGCGTCTCGGCTTTGTCAGCCGCGCCGTCCATGCCGACCCAGTGCTGCACCTTGAACTCGGGCGTGTAGACGCGCCCGTAGCTCTTGTGCTGGTAGTGATCCTTGCCGAGCACGATCACAGGCACCGGCTTGGTCTGGTCCTTCTCCACTTGCGTGGCGATCTCGACCGCCAGCGTCTGCACTGCGCGCTTGCCGCCGACAGAAGTCACGGTATACCGCGCCTCCATGCCGGCGTCTTCGCCGCTGATGCACTTCAAAGAGAACCCGACCTGAGCCTCCCATCCCCGCTTGGCGCCGGGGGGCGCCACGTCGAGTTCGGGCAGCGGCTGGGTGATGCCGACCATCTTCTCACCCAGCACCTCCCCTTCCCCCCAGGCGATGAAGCCGTGGACAAAACTGAAGGGATTGACGGCCCACAGGGAGCCGTCTTCCACCTCGGTCTGATCCGCGCCAAACACCCAATGGCCCGTCTTGTCCATCTTCACGATGACGGTGGCCGAGGCCACGTCAGGTGCGATGGCGCGAAGAGCCGTGGACAGGGAAGAAACTGCCGGCAGGCCGGCTTGAGAGAACGCAACGATATTGGACACGATTGAACCTTTCACTTCAGTTTAGAAAGAGCAGCAACGAGTTGCTGCCCGATAAGCACCGCCGCGGGCCGGGGATCGCTCTCCGGTGCGAGGGTGTTGCCAGACGAGATGCTCACCACTTGGTTTGTGGGGAACTCCACGCCGTGCTCCTTGCAGACCTTCTCCATCTGAGCAGGACTGCGCAATTTGATCTCTTGGTAGACCGTGGGGTCGATGCCGGCGTTCAGCCACAGGACGTGCATCCCCTTCTCATCCGCCCACTGCCGGGTCGCCCGCTTGGGCACCAGTTTATAACCCGGCACGGGCATGCCCTTCTCCAGCCGCGCCTGCGCCAGCTTGCGGGCGTCAGCGATGAAGTCCTCCAGCCGCTCGGCCAGCGCCAGCGCCTGGC